CTCCCGGCAAAGACCGCCCATAAGCTCTGTATAAGCAAGATGCATACGCTTAGGGTCATTGGGTCCACTTAATTTAGCGTAACGCTTGACTAAAGTTTGGGTCGCCTCAAGCTTGGATGAAGCTATCTGATGTAGGCATAAGCGCGCAGACGTGAGCTTGTACACTTTAGTAGTTTGCGGGATCGGTAACAACGCGTCAATTGGTGCCTTAAGTTGTCCGCTCTCAACCGCAGCTACTTCAGCCGGTTTTGTCGATAGGGTCTCACTATCGGGGTCGACCACTGCGAGTAATTTGCTCTGCAGCGTCGTAACAGCGGTCTCGAGGGTGACCGGTGTAGATGTGGTTTCATTAGAGATGTTGATCTTCATGACACCATCATCAGGCAATTGAATCCGGCTCTCTTGATACACCTGGTTGATTTCCTCAAATCGAGATAAACGACACCCGTGCACGAAGTAATACTTCGCGATATAACCGTAATCACCGGCAAGCACAATTTGATGGGTGGCTCGTGAAACTGCGGTATAAATATACTGTGGTTTATTCGCCAGTTCAGAGGCAACAGCCGCCGAATCAATATAGAATACGACGGTATGATCGCGGCTGCCAGTGAAGGTTGTTATAGTGTGCGAATTGACATTTTTAGCCTTCAGTGCAGCCGCCGTCGCATTGTTGAAAGATATGACGGGAATGTTAGACCCAGCGAACTCCAAAACATCACCCGCAAATAACCGAAAGCCGTCACGAACGTCAGAACGCGAAGTGATGTTAAACCTATGTTTGCGGTTTAGCGCGACTGTGACATCTTGCGGAATCTTGTACACATCAACAATGTTATTACGGACACCAATGTCATACACAACCTTATAACTTCGCGTTGACTGGTAATTGACATAAGGTGTCTGCTCCACGTCACCCAGTACCACAACCTCTTTTCCAGGGAAGGTGTAACACACCAATGCGATGTAGTCGATTGGAAATTGAGATATTTCGTCAATTATTATAGTGTCATACATATCTAATTTCTGTGAAAACACAACATGTGGTGTGAAACTGGCAACCCCTTTAGCGTGGTGAGTCTTTGTGAGATCACGTGACGGGGCAATAAAGACGGGGCGAGTAAACATAGTGCAAGCCATTGTGGTCTTGGCTGCACTGGCGAACCCGGTAAGCGCCCGAAAAGTGACGCCATCAGCGCCGTCAGCCACGACCGGCATGTGCTTCTTAAATTCGCCGGAAAAATACTCGCGAGCAAACACACGAACGGCAACACGTGACTCGACGAAATAATGCGTGGTGACAGGTTCATTGAACCGATCGTATAAACTACGCCATCTATCGCCGTCTGTTGCTGACTGGTAGTAACCGGTACAATAATAATAGCATTCGGTTGTCCCGGCAGCGCCAGCACGTTTCTCAACGTTCGCGAATCTGGTAAGCTCGCGCCATAATGCGTGGGCGTTGCCAAACGATTTGCACAAGTACGAGCCGCCAGTGTTGAGGTGTGGTAACACTGCCCGTGTGACTTCTAAAATCAAGTCTTCGCTGTTCTCAGCGCGAGCCGCATCGTTGACAATAACATCAAACTTGCCGTCTATATGTTGCGACAGCTGAGATATATTATCATACTCGATCACGCGGCTAAACAGCTTCTGAGTAAGCGAACTGGCCATTTTACCTTTATAAACGCCGCAAGTAAGATTGGCGCCTTGATCTTCTATTAGCTTCGCCAAATAACCGGGAGCGGCGCTACAATCTAGAACACGCCGATCAGCCAGCACAATATCACGCAAAAGTGCGGGAAACTTGTGGACAGAACCACCCTGCAAATCTACTACAGTAAAGTGGTTGTTGGCGTGTTCAATATACCTCGGGACCTTCGACGTGTCACCGCAAACGAGCGGGGCATGGTTAGCACGGATTATAGCGATATGAACCGCGTAATGTACAGCAGCCATGGGTATAATGGCGCTGCTGCAATTATTATCATACACGCCCTTGTAGATATAATCGCGGATTTCCGTCTCCGTTACGTCGAGAGTTTTGGCGACGCGAGCATCGTCTAGGAGCTTTGCGCATTGTTGAATGAAGGTTTTGACATTCGGCCGTCCTTCACGTGGCAGACAACTCCAAAGTGCAGCCATAGCGCAATGACCCAACACGAATTTATCCGGAGCGTCTGCAAAAGCGCAAACGACCACCGGGGGAGTTACAGCAGTAAGACTGACGTAGGTGGACGCTGTGGTTGATGTGGGCACTGCGGTAATATTGGCGCTAACAGACGTCGCTGGTACTGGGGTCTGACCGGCGGAAGGTCGCAACCGGCGGATCTCGTACTCATAGCGGAATAAGGGAGCATCCCTTGTACCTCGAGGTGGGTCAATCTCTTCTTCAGAACTCGGCACGAGGGCTGCAGGTTCGTTTGCGATAACAGTAATAGAACTGTCTGAGCTACCTGCTGTGGAATCACAATCGGCACTACTTTGATCCTCCTCGCTCGTCGATTCATCAGACGAGGGTGTTTCATCACACGAAGAATCATCTGGCGTGTCATCCTCATCAGGTAACAGGTGTCGACGTGGACCGTCGTGGACTATCGCATCGACGACTTGATGGATTGTAATGTCAGCTATTAAGATTGGCTTGAAATCCCACAAATAAAACCCCATTTGCCCCACGGGATTCTTCTCGACGGTATGAAAGTAACGCTCGATACGATCGATGATGTACGATATACCTGTGGGCGCTTGATGTTTAGTATCCCGCAAATACCGAAACACTGCAGATATGCCGGCTGTGCGTTCGGTACGCGCGATTGCACCAAGCACAAATAAAGAGAACACAACGCGGTAATACTGTTCCGCGTCACAATCCCAACTATGCTGGTAAGTCTTGCCGCCGATGACAATACTGCGTCGTAAACCGCTGGAATAAGTCGCCAGCTCAGCAAACTTATACCCCTCATCGGCAGTACGATTTGCGTAGGCCATAAGACCCAACACCACATGCGCAGGTACTATAAAATGAGGCGTGCCTTTTTGGGGGACTAGAAATTTATTTTCGACACTATGGGTAATGTCCGGAACTTTGTAGGCATTCTGGAAGATGTCGCCTAGCGGCACGGTGCGATAAATGCCATGCGAAATATCGCGGCTGCTATCTAACGTGATGTATGCATCAGCATGCACACGTGTGGCCACTATAACATGCATGGGTCCGTGACGTCGGACGTGCTCGAATACGATATTAAAGGTGCCACACCTTATAACCGTAGTATACGCCCAATCCCGCCATCGCCCAAAATCGTGAGCGTACGGGAGGCTATCATCACGCATGTTGAAGAGCAACTTACTACCAACTCGGGACACAGAGAAGTAAGGGTAAGGGTCGACATACGGCTCGTCATATAACATGGTACTAATATGCATGTAAGCAGTCAACTTACGCAGGCCATGCTTCGCAAATGTGGTGGCAATATCACGCATGGAAACATCATACAGAGAATGCACAGCGAAGGCCTCCTCCGCATTAAAAGTGCAATTCTGACAACCCCGCACGCAATGAGGTGTGTAGTCTCCATACTGCGCGTGATCTATCAAATCGTGGGTAGCCCCGCGATTATTAGCCACACGAAACCGCTCCCGCAGATCGTCTACGAGTAGGCAGTTATGGTTCGCACCAAGAGGTGCATGCGCGGCGTCACCAATGGTCATCGTGGTGATGCCGCGACTTTGGCATCGCGCAATTTGCTGTCGCACATCATCGTTGGCGTAGCTGTTCAGCACAGCCAACACTGGATGCGAGCAATTCAAGCGCGGATCTTCAGAAATTATCAGTTGCCGCGGGAAACAGGATTGAAGATG